GTTACCACAGAATATGATTACAGAATGGTATTGGTCTGGTAGTTTATATGCCTTTGCTCGTGTATGTAATTTACGTTGTAAGCCTGATGCACAATTAGAAACTCAAGAGGTGTGTTGGGAGATTGATAACTTAATTAGAGATTTGTTTCCTGTATCATGGAAAGCTTTAAGATAGATTGTTTATTATTAACTGTTCCTAGAGTATCACCAACGGCTCCTATAATTGCGCCGGCTTTACTTAAATCACATCTAAAAAGACATGGTTTTACATCAAAAGTTATAGATTATAACATTAGGCTTTATAATGATATTGAAGATGTAGGTGCTATATGGAAAGAGGATGATGAATATTTTGATAAACAGGAAGAATACTTAATAGCATATGATACTGTATTAAAAACTTATATAAAAAAGTATGCTAAAGAATGTATAGAAGAACAGGCAAGATGGATTGGCATAAGTCTTTTGTCATCAAAAAGTACCTTTATAACATCAAGTCTAATAGAAGAAATACAAAAATTAGGTGAACAGAAAATAGTTATAGGAGGTCCGGGAGCAGACCATTATAATAGTTATTATAAGAGGTTAGGTTTAGCAATACCAGATGAGATTATATTGGGTGATGGTGATGAAGCATTAGTCTCTCTGTTGAAGGGAGAACGTATAGAGAAAACATATTATTATCTAAAAGATTTAAGCAATCTTCCTATACCAGATTACAGTGATTTAAATTGGATAGATTATGATGATGATCCCGTGAAAGTTCCTATTACAGGGTCTAGAGGGTGTGTTAGAAAATGTACCTTTTGTGATGTAAAACATTACTGGCCGAGTTTTAGATATAGAAGTGGTAGAGAGATAGCAGATGAAATGACCTACTTATTCTATCGACATGGATATAATACATTTGGATTTACAGATAGTTTAATTAATGGTTCATTGAAAGCATTTAAAGAATTATGTACTGAATTAAAGAATACTAATATACCAGCAACATGGAACGGACAATTTATATGTAGGTCAGAAAAACAAATGCCAGAACCAATGTGGGCTGATATGGTTGCTGCTGGATGTACTGATGTTAATATAGGTATAGAGTCCGGTAGTGAAAATGTTAGAGACCATATGAAAAAGAAATTTTCAAATGAGGATATGTATTATACTTTTACTATGGCAACCAAATATGGTATACAGATAGTATTTAATATAATAGTAGGTTATCCAACAGAAACAGAGGAAGATTTTGATGATACATTATTGTTTTTAAAAAATGTATCAGAATTAAATAAACAATTGCCAGTAGATAAAAGGCATACTATAGGCTCTATTAATTTGTGTACTATTATTGATAATTGTGATTTAAGAAATATGTTAAACGAATTAAAAATAGAAGAATTTGATACACCGCCTGTTAGTGGAGGTGGAGATGGACAAGTAGGATCATCACCAAATTTAAATTGGAAAATAATAGATAAGGTAGAAGGTTTACCCTATAGTCAAAATATAAGAGTTGGTAGACTAATAAAGATTTTATCACTATTAGAAACTGAAACTTTACAAATAGAAGGACCACCTAGGTCTTATGAATTCAACCTTGATGAGGAGTTGTCAAGAGAGTTATTCCTTGGGAGTAACGTGCGTTGGAGTTTACAGAACATATAAATAATAGATATGTCGGTATGAAAAAGCCGATTGTTTTGTAAACTTCTTTTTAATGTATCTGAAATTTGTAGCAAAAAAACAAAAAAAGTACTTGACAATTGCGTTGAATTGTTTTATAATGGAAGATACTTTTTAACAAAGGAGAAAAACTAATGGCTGGAGAAAATATAGTTGCAACAATTAAGTCTTGGATTGGTGGGCTTACAACGCTCGCAGTATCCTTCTTGGGACTTGCAATCGTACTTCAGGTTCTTTTTGGACCAGCAGTTGCCTTCGTTCCTGTAGACGTTATTGGGAACATCAGTGGTCTAGTAGATAGTCTCGGTTCGTCCGGGCTTGTCGGTCTAATCACAGTAGGCATCATCTATTGGATTCTAAAAAGAGACTAATAGTTAATTAGTGGAGGGGTCTGAAATGGCCCCTACACGCTAATAGTAGGAGACTATAAAAAATATGAAGAAGTTATTTTTATCCCTTCTTATTGCTGTACCCTTCTTGGCAGCCTGTCAAGAAAAAGCAGAAGCGATGAACTGGAATCACGATATTACTGTATCGTCAGCTGGTGCATCTTTGTCGTGGGATACCGATGGTGATAAACTCACCGTTGGCGTTAATGGTGCTTCTGTTTGGCATAGTGATACAGTTGACGTAGGTGTGGGATATGATATTAACCTTAATGACAGTTTATCATTGTCGGCAACATATGAATATGAAGCTGATGAGGATAGTGTTATTGGTATAGGTACTACGGTATCTATGTTTGGACTTGCTTTAGTGCCGTCTGTAGATTGGAATATTTCTGATTCACAGTGGTCGGGCAATCTATCTACCAGTTATGATGTCTTTGGTGCAAGATTAGATGCATCTGTTGACATGGACTTGGATGATCCAGGTCTTACTGGTTCGGAATATACATTAGGCTACAGTTTAGCACTTTCTGAAAGTGTTTCTGTAACACCTAGTTTTACTATTCCTTTTGATTCTGATTGGGAACGTGGCGATTTATCTGCTGCTATTTCCATTACAGCATCATTTTGAGATGTATGGGGCCCTATAAGGGCCCCGCCTATATTATTATACTTTTAATACGATAATACAATTAATACGGAGAATACGAATATGAGTTTCGCAGCTTTGAAAGAAAGCTCTGGTAAGTTTGATAAACTACAGGCAGAGCTTGAAAAAATAAACAACCCTGTAGCAACATCGTCCTTTCAGGATGAAAGATTTTGGAAACCTGAATTGGACAAAAGTGGTAATGGTTATGCCATTATCAGATTCCTCCCACAACCCGAAGGTGAATCTCTTCCATGGGCAAGAGTTTGGAGTCACGCTTTTAGCGGACCTGGTGGTTGGTATATTGAAAACTCCCTTACTACTATTGGTGCAAAAGATCCTGTGTCTGAGTATAACACAGAACTTTGGAATAGTGGTAATGAAGCAGATAAGGATACTGCTCGTAAACAGAAACGAGTATTGAAGTATTTTGCTAACATTTATATTGTTAGTGATCCAAAGCATCCTGAAAATGAGGGAAGAGTATGTTTATTCCGTTTTGGAAAGAAGATATTTGATAAACTCACCGAAGCAATGAATCCTGCTTTTGATGATGAAGAAGCCTTGAACCCTTTTGATATGTGGAAGGGTGCTGACTTCAAATTGAAGATTCGCAAAGTTGATGGTTTTTGGAATTACGACAAGTCAGAGTTTGCAGCACCTAAACAGCTGCTTGAAGATGATGATGAGTTGGAAGCCATCTATAAGAAACAGCACAGTCTAGAAGCATTTACTGCTACTGACCAGTTCAAGACGTATGATGAGCTTAAAGAAAAGCTACATAAGACGCTTACTGGTTCTGGTGTTGGTAATAAAAATGTTACTGACTTTGCTGCTCCTACACCGAAGAAGTCTGCAGTTACGGAAGTAGCTAAACAGACTGATGGTACTGATGATGATACGTTATCATACTTTTCTAAATTAGCAGAGGATGATTGAAAGTTATAATAACATTTTAACAAATTCTGAATGGGAAACCTGTTTAGAGTTAGTTAAACGTCCTAGATGGGAGTTTGGCAGAGCATCCTTACCTAGTACAGAACTTATCACATTTTGGAAGATGAGTTTGTCTAATGAGAATTTTTTTACTGATACAGTAAAGGATCGAATAGATGAAGTTACAGGCAAAATTCATCAACTAGATAAGGTTGTTGCAAATGGTCAAACATTTGGACAAGCTGGACAGTATCATCCAGATAATGAGCAGAATTCTACCGGCCAAGTTGGTTTGGCCGGTAGAACTTTTATTTTATATTGTACTGAAGATTACCATCCAGATATGGGTGGCCACACTTATTTTTGGAATAAAAAAGATAGGGAGATTACAGTAACAACACCGTGGCCCAATTGCGGTGTTTATTTTTCAGGAGATGAAATTCATAAGGGTATGCCGTTTAACAGGCAGACACACCCTTTAAGAATCTCTATAGCCTTTACACTATTCTGCTAGAATAAGTTAAGTGATGTATTAAATTCACTTACTACCTGTGGAACAAATTCTTGTTTTAAAAGTTTTATTTGTTTCTTTTTATTTTGTATGCTTTCTTCATATTCATAATTAGTTATAGCAGTAGCACCAGATACACTAGATTCTACCTTTAACATTTTTGTAGTAACACCAGATGATTGCGCTACTTCATAATGATGTATTGCATTCGGGTTGGCATACTTATCCATAACCCATTTATCAAAATCTCTTAATGATAATGGCCATTCATAAAAGGGATCAACTATATCATTAAAATATAATACTACCCAATGTAAATTAGAATCACCATATTTGTCGAAAGCAATCTTTTCAGGAGTTTCACCATCTTTAACATCATACTTTTCAAAAGCAGTATGGTTGCCCAATAATTTGTCCCGTACCTTTACTCTTGCTAATATGTCTCGTATTGTTTTATAATTTTTTAATCCTACTACATCATAGTTAATAGTAGGAAATGCTTCAAAGTATGACATTAGTAACCCACCACTATATCGTTTCTACTTAATACTTTCATTTCTTTAAATGATAAAGTTATACTGACCTGTGATGGTCGTTTATCTTCTTCATAGATATTAAATTTATCTCCACCATATTTAACATCAAATCCTGTTAAAGCACTATTTCCTATTCTTGGAAGAGTTTCTTGAAGCTTTGCTGGCGCAAATTTTATTTCAAATAAATGTGGGGTCTTATATAATCGTAAAACATTTGCGGTTCCTCCCATATCAAACGGAGCCGACCACTTTTTAAAATAAAAAACAATATCATCTATGACTTCATTATCTTTTTTGCTTTTAGGTTGTAAGTTAAAAGAAAAACTATGAGACCTATATGATGGACCACTATAAGCTACATAAGTTTGTTCTAATGCTCGAGTATTGATACCTGTAGAAAATCCTAACTGGCTTTTAATACTTTCTGCGGCTGCAGCCTTAACACTACCCCATTTAAGAACATTAGCATTAGTAGCGTCACCACCGGTATCACTATCATCCTTACCGAAACTTTTGACCCAGTTAGTAAGTCCTTTAGCACCAGCTTCTGCTCCTGCACGCATAGCTCCTTGAGTAGTTTCTTCCCAACCCTGCTGATAACTTGTAGATACGCCTTCTGGCGGTATAGGCAACCAAACCCATTCTTCAACTTGGCCTGGTCTTAAATCATTTATACCAGAACCTTTCATTATTTCTGAAGCTCCAAAACCTATCATAGGCACTGTGCCCGAATCTTCTTCACCATAATCTTTCGGAAATACTAGCGACATAAAAAAACTCCATTAATTTCTTTATAAGTATTTATATGGAAAAGAAGAAGAAAGTTAAAGCATACAAAGGCAAGTTTCGACCAGAGCGTCCAGAAAAATATAAGGGCAACTTTAGAAACATCATATATCGGTCTATGTGGGAACGCCGCTTTATGGTGTACTGTGACCGTAATGAAAATATCCTACAATGGGGTAGTGAGGAGCTTGCGATTCCATATCAATCTCCACTTGATGGTAAGATACATCGGTATTACCCAGATTTCTATTTAAAGGTAAAACAGTATGACCATAGCGTTAAAGAATTTATAGTGGAGATTAAACCTCAAAATCAAGTCAAACCACCTAAAAAGAATCCCAAAAGAAAAACTAAAGCATGGTATTATGCTATAAAAGAATATGGCAAAAATCAAGCTAAATGGGAATCTGCTACTCGTTATTGTAATAAACATGGACTAGAGTTTAAAGTACTCACAGAACATGATTTAGGATTAAATAATCCGTATAAATAGTCCATATGGCAAAAACGATAGATGAATATTTAAACGAAATTACAACACTAGCTGCTGGCAGAGATTTATCTGAACGCTGGTATCGTGATAGGGTTAGGGAGATAGTACCTACTAGATTAACAGAAACTAATATTATATCAAGTATTAGAAAAGGAGATTCTTCAACACGACCAATTTATGGTCTGATGAATCTTATGTATTATGATCCCAAATTAAAAGAAAGCTTACCTTATTATGATGTATTTCCTTTAGTAATTCCTATAAAGAGATTAAATGATGGATTTATAGGAATAAACTTTCACTATCTATCAATACCGCTGAGATTGGGGTTACTAGAAAAATTACAACCACTAACACAAGAAGGTAGAAGAATAGGATGGAATAGAGTTTCTAAATTTAGATACATTAAACCTTGTGTCAAACGATATTTAGCTACTCATGTAAAATCTAGATTTTTAAAAATAGAAGAAGAACAAATGCAATTAGCAGCGATGATGCCAGTACAACGATTTAGAAAAGAATCTTATAGAAAAGTACACGCTGAATCTAGAGGGAGAGGATAATGGCTATAGGATCATTAACAGAATTTAAATCTCTTATAGAACAAGGAAAATTCGCTAAAAAATATAACTATGAATTTATTATTACTCCACCGGCCGGCGTAACATATGCTGGAGGCAGTATGAAAGATTTAATGTTACGATGTGAATCTGTAACATTACCAGGACAAAATATGGCTAGTGCAATAGATGATATTCGTATTGGTCCAGGCAGAGAACAGATATTTAATGTTACATATGCCCCAATAACAGCAGTATTTTTAGCAGATGAAGCTTTAAATGAAAAAGTATTCTTTGAAGATTGGCAATCATTGATGTTTAATCGTGATTTTCAACTAGGATACTATAAAGATTATGTTGAAGATATGCAAATAAGACAATTAGACAAACAAGGTAACCCTGTTTATGCTGTAAGGCTTATAGATGCCTTTCCCAAAACAGTAACACAACTGGATCTATCATCAGCTGATCCAGAACTGACTAGAATAACCGTAGAGATAGTATTCTACAAATGGATACGTACCACCTAATATAATGGAGAAAATATAATGGCTTTACCAAAAATAGTAGTACCAACTTATGAATTGGAAATTCCTTCTAGTAAGGAAAAAATAACTTATAGACCCTTTTTAGTTAAAGAGGAAAAAATACTTCTTATGGCTCAAGAGCAAGGAGAAGATATAGAGATTCTTAATGCTATAAAACAAATCATTAACAATTGTACTTATGAAAAATTAAATCTGGAAAAGGTAGCGCTTTTTGATTTGGAATATATCTTTTTACAAATAAGATCCAAATCCATAGGAGAAACAATAGAACTAAAATTACTATGCGAAGATGATGGAGAAACGTATGTAGATGTTGAAATTGAGACAGACAAAATAAAAGTTGATTTTCCAAAAGACCATACTAATACATTACAATTAACAGACTCTATAAGTTTAGTAATGTTATATCCTCAAATGTCAGCTCTAGATTTAACAACAAATTCCGATACTGAAACTATCTTTCATATGATTAAAACTAGTATTGGACAAATTATAGATGGTGAAACCATTTATGAACAAGCAGATTTTTCTGAAAAGGATTTAGACGAATTTATAGATAGTTTATCTTCGGATCACTTCAAACAAATTCAAAACTTTTTTGAAACTATGCCTAAGTTGTCACATGAAGTAAAATTTAAGAATCCTAAAACAAAGAAACAAAACAAAGTAACATTGGAGGGACTTAACTCTTTTTTCGCATAGCCCTTTCTCATAATAGTTTAGAAAATTATATGCGTACTAATTTTGGATTGATGCAACATCATAAATATAGTTTAACAGAAATAGAAAATATGATACCGTGGGAAAGGGAAATTTATCTTACTCTATTAATGCAATGGTTAGAGGAAGAGGAAGAAAGACAAAAACAAAATGCCAGACGATAATATTAAAGTAGTAGAAACTACCAGAGAATATGAATTAGCCAAAGAAGATTTGGTTGCACCCCGTGGAGAAGATGAACCCACATGGTATAATAAAACTTCAGGTATTATGGATAAGTTTAGATTGATACCTAGACTTATTATGATAGCGTATATCTATGCGTTTTATACTGCTACTACATGGTTCATGCAGTTACCAGACCCCACTAATGCACAAGCAGCATTTATATCGACTATAGTAGGAGCAGGCGCAGCCTTCTTCGGACTATATGTTGGTAAACCAGGAGCTTCAGTGCCCAAAGGTAAAAAGTAAATGGCCGATGATATAGCAACAAAATTGCAAAAAGAAAACGCAGAAAGCTTTAAAAAGACTGTTAAAGAATTCCATGAAAGCGTTGTCCTGGCCGATATTGCTTCAGGGGAACTGAAATCAGGCAGTCAGGCCCTTCAAGAGATGAAGGGTGTTTGGAAAGATGAAGTTACTAATCCTATGAAAGGTATGGTAACTGGTTTTACTAATATGATTCCTGGATTTGGTTTAGCCAGTAAAATGACTATGCTTGCTGCCAAAACTGGTTGGTCTCATTTCGTTGGTGCAAAAAAACAACAAAAGAAACAAGAAAAACAGTTAATAGACGCTCTAGGCCTTAATAAAGAGGAACTGAAGGCTTTCAAAGCGGAAACTGCCCTGATTAAAGCTGAACAGGGTGTTATGGACAATCTGCAAAAAGCAGCAGATGAATGGGGTTTAGTTGCTGATGATTTTAATGCTAAAGCAGAGGCAGAAAAGGGAAGAGATGCTAATAGAGACCATTTAAATAAAACTGAACAGAAACTTGTAGAGCAACAACTACTACTTCTGGACTTACAGTCCAAACACCAGGACTCGGTACAAAGTGAACATGAAAAGCGGCAATCCGCTACTGAAAAGTTTGTAGATGCTGCTACTGCAGCGATGCAGGGTAGTGAAGGTGGAGCAGCTGCAAAAGAAGAAGCTAATGAGAAAAGAAGAACTGATGAAAAATTAATTGATACTCTAGAAGGGATTGAAAAAAATACTGCAGGCGGTGGTGCAGTACAACCACAAAGCAAAATGGGTGCTGGTGATGCTGGTAAATTTGGAGGTATAGGTGGAGCCATTGGAGGCATAGGTAAAGGATTAGGTAAAGGACTGGGAGGAGTACTCCAAGGTATTGCAAAAGGACTTATATTCTGGGCTAATCCATTAATTCCTCTAGGTGCTGCAGCTCTTGCAGCAGCCATCGCTGTCATTGGAGCAGGTATAGCTGGTGCTACATGGATAGTTGGTAAATCGTTACCAACTTTTGCAGAAGGCATGAAATCCTTTGAGGATTTGGACGGTGAGGCATTAGTATCTGCTGGTAAAGGTATGGCCGCAGTCGCAGGTGGTTTCGCAGCATTTGGTGTAGGAACAGCAGTCGCTGGATTAGGTTCACTAATTGGTGGTATTACAGACGGAATTGTAAAATTATTCGGCGGAGATGATCCGTTGACAAAGATGGAGAAGTTCCAAGCATACGACTTT